GTCATAGAAGGCGTGACACCCAAGTTCAGCATTGGCGCTAACTCAGAAAAGCACATCATCCAACCGCCAAATGGGAAGGAATCAGAATAGCCAAAAGTCGAATTGTGTTGCAGGGCAGTAGTACCGTCGTCAACAGGCCTAGGGGCGGAAAGGGCAGAAGTCCATTCGCCCAAAGCCTTCTTGCTCTGGACCCACGGATGAAAACAATAACGAGCACCTTTCTTATTGTCGTAACCGATTCTGTAAGACTTAGTGTCATGTATATCGAGTTTCAGCTCAGAGAGCAAAGCATCTATAGTCATACCAAAGTGAGCGTGGAGTAACGGCTTCGCACGAATGGTAGCGTATCCACCTCCCATATTGATAGACAAAATGCATTTCCCGTCTAAATCTCTAACGCACATGTTGTCATAGACGCTACGAATATTAGGATCGAGTGCTACATTGAATTCTGAAGTGTTAGAGGTCCATGAGGAGTAGCCTGCGGTCGTAGAGCTAGAACCCAAGGTATGCGCCTCAGGTAGGCCCGGCTGTGAATTAATCACATGAACGTTTCCGGCTCCATCACCAGTAGGTCTCCAAATGATTAAAGAGTCCATGGTAATGGTCTGAGCAGCATTAGGAGGACCGTCAGCTGCTGAATAAGCAGGTTCCAGCCCTATAGTACTACTCACGCTCAGATTCGCCAGAGTCCAAGTATGACGGGACATCTGCTGTTCTGTACGACACGCAGCACCATATGCCAGACTCGGTACATAAGTTGTACTGGCCACCATTGCTAGATAACTTCACGAGTAACCAATCTAACAAGAATTGAAGAATTTCGTAGTAAGCGGTACCGTCAATATAGACGGGCCCACCAGTGACAGCGTAAACAATATGATAAGATTTATTGTTTTACGTGGAAAAGAAAATCGCATCTGGACACACCAGATGCATAGACGCTATTGGTGCCCGGCCTGCGCAAGGGGGACTTCCAACTGGGCCAAACGCCACAGTCCGCAGGTCAGCGAAAATTCGCTGAGAAAATTTGGAGCGCACGGCCCCATCACCAAGACGACATATCATGGTCAATAGCCTGGACATTGTCAGTGTCCCAACCAAACTCACAGCAAAGCTTAGCAAACAGCTCCTTCTGAGCTTGACTATTTCTAATGACAAACAGACAGCCGCACAACATTTCGTTTGTGGGGCATTTTCCTGCAAGGAGCAAGCGCGCAAACAGCTTTTCAAAATTCAAATATTTCGCACACCACTTGCCTCCCTCGCGAAAGAAGTTGTGAGAGGTAAAAGAGACCGGATCATCGTGGCTCGTGGCAACCTGGAGGCCTTTCGAGGTGTAACCAGCCTTCGCAATCAATTTTGGATCCAACCCACTTGCAATGAGATCGTCTCCATTTGCGACAGCGTCAGTGGCTCCTGAAAGGAAAGCGAGGTCAGCCCGCATGAAGGAGTTCTGTGCTGACGTAGACAAAACTCCGCTGGCCGTAATACCAGCCTTAAGGACCTCCACTACTTTGTTGCCGTATGCAATCACATGAGCTGTGTTGCTGGCGCCTTCGCACCAAGCAAGCTCTTCGAAAGTAGCGCGAAAAGGACCCCTATACTGGTAACAACGCCGGAGCGTGTCCCTGTACAGCCACGACCTTTGGACTGAAAAGTCCCACGCTGAGGCGTCCTCATCTTGTATGAGGCCGTGCGCCTGGATCCTCTCGATATCTTGTCCTACCCTCTCTATACCTTCGTCATGATGGCCCATGCCAAGCGTATGATACGTTTGGACATGGCCAGACTGGTAGGCCGAGATTTCAACCTTGTCCTGATGTCTGTGCGTCATAGCGCAACACATCGCATCGACGATGGAGGAGGACCAGATTACGCGCCAACGGTTGTTCTCCACTTTCTTTGGCGGATGTGGTTCTGCCTTCAAGAAGGCGCAGAGTGGGTCTGAAAGACCAAACTTCAGCATTTCTACTGGCGTCATATCATTCATTCCATCTTTGCCCCATAGGAGGCGTAGAAGTAGCCTGCACTTAACGAGGTACGTCAACTTGGCCACTCCATCCGGCGTCTGCCACGCGTTCTTTTGTCCGCTAAGGAAATGCGAACTCCAGCCAGTGGACTTTGATCCGTCCAACGTGTTCACGACGTTGTATACGTTCTCCCGCACGTTGAGAAAGTGAGCAGTCCTGGTGGGAACTCTTGAGAGAAACCTCTTGTAAATGTACTTCATGACCTTCTCGCGCCTCTCGTTAGAGAAGGACGGCCCGAGGCACTTAGCAACCGACAATTGAGCTCTCAAAGAGTCTTCCAGTTCATTCACAGACCCCGCAGGGATCACAAACTGGGACATTTCAAGTCCCATCTTCTTACATCTGTCTATCTGCTCTTGAGTGATTGCCTTCCTCTTCTTGCCCGGATTGTGAGAGCCAGAGAACTTGCCCACTTGTCGAGCCATAACTTCATGTGTCTCACTGTTCGTGACTAAGGTGGCGGGATCGTCGAAGAACTCGAGATCCGCGGAGGACATGTATTGCCTGTAGGTGGCGAATGCGGCTGTGGCCAATAAGGCTGCTGGTGTCCAGCCACTCAAATTCCATTTCCCAGGGTTGTCTTCCTTCAAAAGGGCGTCTACGTCAACCCTGTTAACTTCATCCTCCGCGTTGTACTTCGGCACTGCTGTGCCAGCAGTCGCAAACCTGCCTCTCCGTTCGTCTTGGAGAGGGGTAGTAGACAACTTCGGCAACTCCACTTGTTCGTCAGGGAGATTCAGATCTGGCACCACGTCCTCGTAACTTTCCTCGTCCTCTGGAATCGTCTCCATCTGCTCCGGAGTCTGGAGGTCGGCAGTTGCCGCGCTCGGACCATAAATGACCGGAGGCGCGGTTGGCCTCGGCAGACCCGGTGGTTCGGAGACTGGCCGAACGTCTCGGTGAGGGAGTGGTGGCGTAGGAGGCCTAGGAGGCAGCACTACGATCTCATCG